ATGACTTTGTGTTTGCCAGTTGCTTGAAGTGATACGGTCGAAGCGAAATTTTTTGCAGTATTTCTGACCGTATCAAGGAAGCGTCCCTCATCGGATCCGTTAATGACATAAACATCTACCCCCAGTTGATTGCATAATGCTTTTGCTACAGTGGTCTTTCCACATCCAGCAGGACCTGCAAGAAGTAGATTAGGCACTTCACCTTTATCTAGGAAGTCTTGGAAAGTCTTCTTAATATTTGTTGGTAAAATACATTCTTCAATTGTTTTGGGTCGATACTTTTCAACCCAAAGAAATTCATCACGACTCATAATTATACCCAATCAGGTTTTCTATCAGGGATACGAAGATAATTATCGCACACCCAAGGTTTAGATGCAATATACATCTTGTACTTTGTGTAGATGTCAATAGTGTCATCATACTTAAACTCATCAGGTCCAGCAAATACAAAAGGTGTTGGACCCTTTCCAGATCTCCCCTGCGGATCAGCACATGGCAGAATTTCATTTGCTGCCATCAACGTATTGAAGCAGGTATGTGGTTTACCATACCTCAGTGAGTATTCATCGCACAAAGAAAGTCCATGAGCAAGCAACCATCTCCAGTTGTTCACAAAAGAGTTTGCCCATATGGTACATGGATGATTGCGAAAAGCACCCTTTTCAGTGGCATAAGGAGTACCATCTGCCTTGGGAATGGTGCCAAATCCATGACCCCATTTGTCGGAGCATACAATAGCAAGCATCTGACAAGTCTCTAGTGGCATCTTGACAATATGCTTATCTGGCAAAACCCTAGCAGACTTCAAAGGATCGGGATCAGTAACAAAGATGTTCATAATGCATTACATAAAGTCATCATATGATTCAGGAAGAAAGCAGCTAACCAGGGAATACCGGTACTGCTTACTAAGTTTAGCATCATAAACAACACTGTGCCAATATTTACCAGAATAAAGAGATACTGAATTAAATTCAGCCGGTTCAAAGTGATATTTGTGATAGATATCGTTATCTAAAAATGTGAAGTCATCTGCCTTTTCAATATTTTCATTATTTTTTCTTAAGATTGCTTCGTAATTATCATAATATTCAGATGCCCTTAGATCATAACCGTCATAAAAAACTTCTTCTTCACCAAATGGATCTTTAAAAATACATTTATAAAAATTAGTTCCAGATACACTGTCGTCAATTTCAGAAAGGTAGATATTTCCGGCAAACATAAAAGTATCTAGATGTGGTATTTTACTTGCTTCAGTTGAACCCATTCCAGGATAAAACATATTAGTATAATACTCAGTTTTTGTTAATCCTCTATACAAATTATATTTTTCCAGTTTATTATGCAAGTATTGTGATATACCTTCATTAAAAAATAGTGGATCAATTGATTGTTGAATTCCAGGGGAAAAACTTCTTCTTCCCTCTATAATATCATCCATCAATGTTTCATGAGAATCCTTTGAGTAAAATTGCGTACAAAATTCTCTTAATTCTAATGGTCTTTTTAAAAAATTATAAATTTTTATAAGTTTTAATCCCTGGATATTTCTAAACTCGACTTTAGCATCTGGGTTGATTTCAGTAATCCTATAAAGTTTATCTCTAGGTATACTCTTTACAGGATTATTATATAATATCTTACTAGATTTTTTCATAGGATAGATTTGGGTATAAACCAGTATGACACAGATTGCCAATATTTTCCAAGAAGATATGCTGAATAAAAATCCCGCACGTCTTTCCAAGTATTACGATAATGGTTAGGATATATCGTAAGACTCATAATAGAAAAAATGACTACATGAAAAAAGGATCCTGCAGGGTGATGACCTAATTGGAAACCCAATAATCTTGCTTCATCATTAACACTAAATCCAAGACCAAAATGAATATGTAATTGGTCATGGAGTTTAGTGTCTTCTCCTATTCCTGGGATCCAATTCTCAAGAAATTGAATATATGGATCCGGTTCCATTATCCAAACGTAGAATCAGGTTCAAGTGCAATGTAATAAGTAAGATCATGATTCTTACTTGTAAAGCGAGATAGAAGTTTTTGAGAAACAACAACTTCATAAGTACCGGGAAGAACCTTGATATTTTCTACCTTGAAGTTGAAAGAAAATACAGAATCGGTTTCACCAACGACAATTGCAAAATCATTAGATGTATCGTTCTTTTTATCCCGAACAACTAGTTTAACTACACCTGCTTCACCAACGGCAGAGATATCAGGAAGTTGATACACAGCAGCTGCTTTCAACAGTTTATCAAGTTGCTCAGTGCTAAGTTCAAATGTTACATCTTCACTTGGAAGATTAATTGCCTTATCAGGTGGCGTAACAATAACATTTGGATCAGCAAAGAAATACTTTGAACGCATCTTACCTTCACGGATAACAACATATCCAGTATTGGCAAAATCAAGTTCAGGACTTGCATGAAGACTGAGACCATTCAAGAACTGATTAAGATCGTAGATACCAAAGTCCTTGGAAAACTCTTCAGTTACAGTTGCTTCTGCAAGAATATTTTTCATCACACTGATAGTGCGAAGTTTGTTCCCTTCTTTGAAAAGGATAGATTGATTGATTGAAGAGAAGTTCTTCAATACAGAAAGAGTTTTATCAGAAAGTTTCATAGGTGCCCTTAATTTCATTGTGAAGACCGGAGAAATGGTAGAGAAGAATGCAGTAGTGAATTGCCTTCAAAATATCTTGCTTTGATTTACCATTTTTCTTTCCAAATCGGGAAAGATATTTAATTGCATTAGATCGGCAGAAAGGTTCTGCATCACCAATACTTTCAATTAGATCTAAAGTTTGTGTTTTACTATCTTTAGAAGTGTAGTGGGATTTGTAAGTTGAAGAAAGATACTCACGTATTTCTTTCATAGTTTTATCCTCTTCATACTTCCAAAATCCATTATTGGAAAGCGAATCTAAATTCAAATTCATTTCTGGAATACTGTCAAATTCGATTTTGTCACCGTTGGATATGGTATTTCCATAGTTAAAGGATTCCATGTAATCGGTGTAGTGTCCATCTGTAAGATCAATTTTATCTTCATTCATAGCATCATAAAGAAAACTCCAAGCATTAGTCATTATATCATTCCTGGGTGGGATTGGCAACATTGTTTTCTACAGGCATCTCGAAGTCAGCATCAACCTTATCATACAGTTCCAAGAACGCCTGCTTAGTTTCATCATCGAAACGATTCACACAAACTTGAATTGCCTTTGCTTTATCACCAAAGATGTTGTATGCCTGGACGATGTGAACCAGGCGACGGGTGCTGATAATTTCTTCAATACCACCATCATAGAAGGTCTTACGGATAATATCTGCCCAGTCAGCAAGTCGCTTGCAGAAATTATGATCATCACACAGTTTGTTGAGGATCCTGGTTTCGATGGCAGCAGTGGGATACTCCTGCTCAAAGGTCACAGGGAAACGCTCTAGAAACGCTTCATTAAGAACATTGGTGCCAATGAAACGACCATCATCAGAACCTTTACCCTTTGTGTTTGCAGTAGCGATGACATTAAATCCTTTTTTAGGATGAACCATCTTGCCAATCTTCTTCAAGAAGACTCCTTTGCCTTCCAAGATCGATTGAAGGCAAAGAATCTTGTTGGAAGCCAGGTCAATCTCGTCAAGCAGTAGAATCGCACCGCGCTCCAAGGCTTCGACGACCGGACCATTGTGCCAAATGGTTTCGCCATTGACAAGACGGAATCCACCAATGAGATCATCTTCATCTGTTTCAATCGTAATGTTTACACGAATAAGTTCCCGACCCAAAACCGCACACGCTTGCTCAACCGAGAATGTTTTACCGTTTCCAGATAGACCAGTAATGAACGATGGATAAAATACACGGGACTCAATAATTTTCTTAATATCAGTAAAGTTACCAAACTTGACGAAGGAATCATCTTTACGGGGAATAAGGTTTTGTTCGATTGCTGGCATAGCAGCAGGACCATTATAGGTAATTTCTAGATCTTCGACAGTATCAGGTGTTACCTCCAGATTCCACTTACCACGACCAACTTTATAGTCGGTCAGTTTATTTGTAACAGTCTGATAGTTGAAATCATTCATCTGGCAAAATGCCTTGATTTCAGCGGAGGTCACAGACTCGCCGTAGGAATCGCGGAGACATTCGATGATGCTTTCTTTGGACAGACCCATTTGCTTTGTTTGAACTGAAGTCATTGTAGACGAAAAAGGAGGGTTTCAAACCC